GAATCACATGATTTTCTTGCAACCAAACCCTGATATTTCAGTATTTAAGCAAACTATTGGTCGAACACATAGAACTGGTCAAGTTGAGTGGCCTTTGTTTACTCTTCTTGCAACTTCAATCCCTGCGGAAAGAAGGCTTTTAGCTGTTCTTAAAAAGAAATTAAATACATTATTTTCTAACACTTCGTCTGGTAAAGGCACTACAGAAATTGATGCTGTTGATTTTATAAATGACTATGGGGATAGGATTGTTGCTGAATATCTGTCTGAAAATGAAGATGTTGCAGGATTCATAGACGTAAAAATAGAAAAAGAAACAGAAGGTAGCGACATAGCTCTAAAGGCATCTGGCAGAGCATCATTATTGTCAGTAAGTGAACAGCAAGACTTTTTCGATACGGTTGAAGAGCGTTTTAATCAAGAGATTGAACTGCGAAATGCGACAGGCACTAACACGCTTGAAATGAAAGAGTATGACTATCAAGCGGAAATGATAGACCCTGTAATGTTTGAAGAGGGGATGGATGAATCAAACCCATTTACAGAAAGCGTATTTATAACTAAGTATAAAATTAGCATCATTGGTGACATTCCTACGCCAGAGAAGGTTCAGTCAGCCATTGATAGCTCATTGAACGGTAGAAAATCCAGTGAAGTTGTGGATGACTTAGTTCAGACGCTAAAAATGCGCTATGACGAAGCTTACAATCAGTTAATTTTAAGGAAAACAACCTTAAATGAAGAGCGATTGAATGAAAAAGCTACTGAATCTGAAAAGAAAGCAATTGATGACAGGATTACAGCAGTAGATAGCAAAATGAGTGGCTTTGCCACAAGAAGAGAGCAAACAATAAGCGCTCTTAAATATAGGCTTCATATTGGCGCTGGATTTGATTCACTTACATTTGGTGACAATGAATCATCTGGTGTTGTCGTTGGTTACTCTATTGGTAAAGAAACATCTAAAGCTGGAAACCCATACGAACCATCAAACATATCAATTCACATTCAGCGCAATATTCCAAATGGAAGAATATCTGTACCACTGTCTAAAATTGAAAACTCAAATGGCATTTCTATTCCAGAATATGGAGATGAATACACATTGGACAATATGTTCAGATTGCGTAGCGTTTCTGGTGGTAAAGAAGATAGATACATCGTTACAGGAAACTTAGTTAGATTTAGAACTAAGCATAAAGAGGGCGACATTATCAAGTTCACGCTAAATGGACATACGCCAGAAAATCCAATGATTGAAAACGGCATAATACTGCCACCATCGTACAAGATTGATAATGTAACAAAATCTGGCTTTTCGTTTAGAAGCAAAGATTATGCGACTGAATACTTATTAAGCATAATAAAAGATAAGAATTATCAAAGGTATCAAGCTAATGGATATTCACATTATTTAGATAGAGTGAATGAAATTGAATCTCAATTAAAGGTTAATTTGCCTGCGCCTTCTGATTTAAGAGGCGAAGTTTTAAGTGATATTAAGAAGTCTATTAGATTTAATGTTAATTATGATGGGTCTGTTATCCTTACAGTTGAAACGAAAATACACCCAAAACTTTTCAAATCAAAACAACTTGTAGCGCTTATTGGCGATTTAAAAAAACCAAGAGGTTCATCTTTTGCAGATAGCGAAAGTATATCAGACCCATCAAAAATTAAAGATTTGGTAGATTTGGTTTATAGATTCACAAATCTATCTGCCAGTGAAAATGGTGCTGATTATGCGCGTGAGGTAACAAAAGCATATTACGCTCTTACTAATTCAAAAGCTAAAGAACCAGAAGTCGGCACTGTTAAATTCAGCCGTTCAAAAATTGAAAACAAAGGCTTGCCTAAAGTTTCAGTACAAATTGCTGTAAACAAATTACGCGCTCACTGGAAAAATGCACCAGAGATTATCGTTGTTGATGATATGAGCGACCCTGCTATTCGCAAGACTGTACGTGACGAGAATCAAAGACAGCTATCACAAGGCGCTAAAGGTCAGCCAGAAGGCTTTTACGATGATGGTAAGGTTTACATATTAGCCAGTGAAATGAACTCACCAAAAGACGTTATTCGCGTTGTGTTCCATGAAACATTAGGTCACTACGGCTTGCGTGGATTGTATGGTAAAGAGTTAGGCGCGATATTAGACCAAGTAGCAATGTTGCGTAAAAACGATATGGCTAAAAAGGCTAAACAGTATGGCTTAGACTTAACGAAAGAAAGCGATAGACGCATTGTTGCAGAAGAAGTGTTGGCTGAAATGGCGCAAACTGCACCAAGCGCAGGTTTTATTAAACGCGCTATTGCGGCTATCCGTAACTTCTTACGCTCAATCGGTGTAAATCTTGAGCTTTCTGATAATGACATTATCGTTAATTACTTATTGCCTGCTCGTAGGTTCGTTGTTAATGGTGGCGGTGGTGGCGGTGGTGGCGGTGTTAAATTATCACGCGACTATTCTGTAAATGACGCGCAGTTATTTAAAGAGCTTACCTTAAATGACGATATGTTTAAGTACGGAAAATCTGCATCCAAATCCTTAAAAGAAGTGTTCGCAGAAGTTGCGCCTAAACTTGTTAGAGTTGATGTTGCAATCGCACCTAATGGAATTGATGAACAGTATGCAATCTACCCGATAGATAACAAAGGCAAGGTAAGGCTAAATCAAGAAGGTCTTGTTAATGTTTATTCTGATGGCAAAGTAGAGGTCAATGTTGCGTCATGGGATGAAGGCTTTGGCGGTTCTGGTGTTTATGCGGCTATTGGCAATTGGGCGCACAATAACGGCTATGTGTTTGCTGGTGATAGGGATGGAATAACCTCAACAGGAAAATTACGCAGACTTGAAAACATGGTTTCATTGGCGCTAAAATTTGGCACGACAGACCATATTGCACCACACCCAGACCAGATGCGAGAGTTAGGTTTTGATTGGAAAACTGGCGATTCAGAATATAACTTAGGTCAGCTATTGAAGGCTTCATACAACGCTATTCGTAATGGCGTGTATGTCACTGAAAAGCGTAAGGGTTACGAGATTACCTATAAGTCACCAAATGCGCTAGGCGTTGCAAAGTTAGATGATTTGGTCTATGATTTTGATACACAACAATTTATTGAGTTATCAAGTGGACAACCCTACACAGATGAAAAGTTTGGAGTTCTTGCAGAATCACGGCAAGCAAGAGCCACTCACGCAGGGCGCACAACTCTTAAAAGAGCGGTTATCGCAGGAACATTTGTACGCGAAAAAAGCAGAGAGAAGCGGCAACGCCTTCTGGAACTCATTGGCAAGCTCACGTTTCAAAGCCTAGAGAATACTCAATTAAACGAGATATTCTACTCACGCGCTAATCAAGCGCAAACGGACACACCACAATTCAAATCAGCTACAGGTAACAACGGTAACTTTGATGCTAATAACAATGATATTCGTTTTAGCCGTAGCAATTCATCATGGAATAACCCAGAGCCAAGTAAACTTGATAGTGTGATTTACGCGCTACAAGATAAGCACATTGACTTGAAGCGTGTTACTGAATCAATCAAGAAAGCTGGCGCGGATATTGCAGACCAATTCAATGCTTACCTGCAAGAAGAGCTTTATCACGGCAGAACGGCTAAACGTACTCAAGACTTTATCAAGCACGACTTAGACCCACTCATTGAAGATATGCGTGCGCGTGGCGTGGCAATGGCTGACTTTGAAGAGTATCTATGGGCGCGTCATGCAGAAGAGCGCAATATCCAAATCGCAAAAGTTAATCCTGATATGCCTGATGGTGGTTCTGGTATGGACACGCAAGATGCACGCGACTACTTATCAAACCTCACAGCAGAGCAGAAAGCTAATTACACAGCGCTTGCTAAACGTATTGATACTATCAATCGCAAATCACGCCAAACGCTAGTAGATTATGGCTTGGAATCTGAAAAGACTATTGAAGCATGGCAAGGCGCATACAAAAACTATGTGCCATTGATGCGCGAAGATATGGACAATGGTTTTGGTAACGGCACTGGTCAAGGCTTTAGTGTTAAAGGTAATGCAAGCAAACGTGCAACAGGTTCAAATCGTGCGGTGGTTGATATTATCGCTAACATGGCGCAACAGTTTGAAAAGAATGTGATTCGTGGTGAGAAAAATCGCGTGTCTAAAGCGCTTATTGGATTGGCTGAACTAAATCCTAATAAAGAGTTTTGGAAAGTTGATAGCCCACCTAAAATTAAAACGGTGGTAAAAGGCGCTACTGTTTATGAAGTCTTGTATCACGGTTCTAAGGTTCAAGAGTTTACCAATCTCGCAGAAGCCAATAAGCTAATTCAGTTTGAAGGGAAGAATGGCTACACCATTAATACCGTAAAAAAACCAGACAGCGTGCAAGAAGTAACAGACCCAAACTACAAAAACCTTGACAATGTTGTTGTTGCCAGATTTAAAACTGAAAAAGGTGACATCGTAGAACGTGCGGTTGTATTTAATAAGTACGATGAACGCTCCATGCGTATGGCGGCAAGTGTTAAGAACTTAGACCAAGACCAAATTGGCGAGTTATTAGGCGCGGCTTCTAGCTTTACACGCTACTTTGCTTCTATCAACACTCAATATAACCCTATCTTTGGTGTAGTCAATATCGTGCGTGACGTTCAAGGCGCACTATTAAACCTAAGCACAACGCCAATTGCCAACAAGAAGTCTGATGTATTGAAAAATACACCTAGCGCATTACTTGGAATTTATAAAGACTTACGCAGTGAGCGTAAAAATGGCGTAGCTGGTAATAGCCAGTGGTCACAACTGTTTGAAGATTACCAAAACGAAGGTGGTCAAACTGGATTCCGTGATATGTACGCAAATGCGAAAGAGCGTGGCGAATCACTACAAAATGCACTAGACCCATTGTGGTGGCAAAACAGCAAGATTGGTAAGTTAATCAGTGCAAATGGACTGTTAGCAAAACCAGAGCAGTGGATGTACGACAAAGCAATCAAGCCTATTTTTGATTGGCTTTCTGACTACAACACAGCGCTTGAAAACGCAGTTCGCTTATCAGTGTATAAGGTTGCACTAGATAATGGACACAGCAAGCAACAAGCGGCATCAATGGCTAAAAATATCTCTGTAAACTTCAACCGTAAGGGTGAAATGGGCAGACAGATTGGTTCACTATATGCCTTCTTTAACGCTTCTGTTCAAGGCACTGCGCGTATCGGTGAAACGATGTTAGAGAAAGATGCTAACGGCAAGGTTAAACTAAGCGCAATGGGCAAGCGTATCGTGCAAGGTGGCTTGCTGTTAGGTGCAATGCAAGCGCTGTTACTTTCTGCGGCTGGATATGGTGATGACGAGCCACCAGAGTTTGTGCGTGACCGTAGCTTAGTTATTCCACTAGGCGATAGTTACATTACAGTGCCAATGCCATTAGGTTTCAATGCGATTCCTTCACTTGGTCGAATTGTGACTGAATGGGCTTTATCTGGCGGTGAAGATACTCAAAAACGATTAGTGCATATCATGGATATGATACTGAACGTAACAAACCCAATAGGTAACGCTGGATTATCAATTCAAACAATCACGCCAACTGTTATTGACCCACTGGCGGCACTTGCTGAAAATAAAGACTTCACTGGCAGACCAATTGCACGCGAGGACTTTAACTCACTTAACCCGACAGCAGGCTTCACTCGCTCACGCGACAAGGCATGGGATTTAAGCGTGGCTATTGCACAAGCGATAAACTACATGACAGGCGGTAATGACTACAAGCAAGGTGCTATTAGCCCTACAGCAGACCAGTTAGAGTATTTAGCTGGACAGTTCACTGGTGGCGTAGGTCGTGAGATTATCAAGGCAGGCACAACAGCAGATAGTTTGTTTACTGGTGAAGAGTTGCCGACTTATAAAGTTCCACTGGTAGGTCGCTTTTATGGTGATGTAACAGGGCAAGCTTCACAAGGTGACGCTTTTTACACGAATGTACGCATTATGAATGAGTATCAAAATGAAATGAAAGGTATCGCTAAAGAAGGTGGTGATATTGCTAAATTCATGGAATCTCACCCAGAGGCAAGATTAGCCAGAGTTTCAGACTTAGCCTTGCGCCAAGTTCAAAACTTACGCAAACAGCAACGTGCAATTAAAGAAGCTGGTGGTGACAATCGTGAGGCTGTAAAAGTTATTGACGAAAGAATCACTCAAATAATGAAACGCTTGAATGACAATGTAACCTCAATCAAAGAAGGGAAAGCAGTTTAATGAAATAGTAGATTGCGGCAAATGACAAAAATAGCCATCCAATAAATACAAGTATTTTAGAAATCATAAAATAGAGTAGCATATTGGGTGGCTATAATGTTTAAATTTACAACTGCGTCACGCCTTTAATCTCCGCATAAACACAACTACATAAACGCCCTGCAAAGCCGTTTAGACCAGTTCGACTCTGGTTCGCGCCTCCAAAAAAATCAACGACTTACGCAACTTTCCAGCTAAATAATCAAGCCAAATAAGTTGCACAAACACTACAAAACGCTATAAAATCCCACTTTTACGCACTAAAATTGCGTCACTGACGCACATTGATTAGTCGTGTTGGCTGTTTAGGCGAGTTATGGCAAACAAAAGAGTTCGTAACGGTAAGTATTACTACACAGTATCAAGCAAATCACTACCTAACGGTAGGGTTTACTTGACCTTTGACGATGAAGCAGAAGGTGACGAGTACACTGCAAAGCTTGAATCTTTACTCAAGGTTGGAAAAGTTCCTACCGAATATTTGGCTAAAAAGGGTGCAATTCTTACAATTGCTGACGCAATAGACCAATACCTGCTAGGCGTTGATGTTCCTGATAGTGACCATAAGCTATTAGGCATTGCTAGAAGGCGTGTTGGCGTTAAGAAAATTGCATCATTGAATTACGAGTTTGCAGACAATTATGTTGTTGATATGAAGCATAACAACCTGTCGCCATCAACTATACGTCACCATGTAGGAGCGCTGGCGCGTTGTTTGGATTGGGTGAAGCGTAGAGGTGACACTTTATTGGTAAGTAATCCATTAAGAGAGCTACCAAAGCGCTATGCCAGTGGTCATAAAGAAGAGGTTGAGCGTGATAGGCGACTAACTGAATCAGAAGAGAAAGAGGTAAGGCGAATTATTTTAGGCGGCAAGGTTGATAATAAAGAGCGTGGATTTGAGTTTGATAATCCTTACGAGATATTAGCGCTGTTTGATATTGCACTTGAAACAGGTATGCGATTGTCTGAAATCTACACACTTGAAAAATCACAGATAGACTTTGAATCTCGCACTATCTTTTTAGATAAAACTAAAAATGGTGATAAAAGGCAAGTTCCTATGACTTCCACCATATTAGACAAGCTCAAGGTTTATGCAAAATCAATCAAGACCGAGCGCTTATTTTCATTTAAAGGTAATCGCAATGATATAAGCTCAAGGCTATCGCAGACATTCTCACGCATATTTGACCATGCTAAATGTGAAGGTTTCACATTTCATTGCTTGCGCCATGAGGCAACAAGCAGGTTTTATGAACGCACAACATTAACAGACTTACAAATAGCTAAAATACTTGGCTGGAAAAGTTTAAAAATGGCTTTGAGATATTCAAACCTTCGCGGTTCAGATTTATCATCAAAATTATGGTAATCATGCCGCAATCTTATCCAAGTCTGGCTTAACATTTCTACGGCTACCAGTTGCAACTCTTGGCTTTTCACCACGTTTAATAAACTCGATACGCTCAAGTGTCTGGCGCTCTACCTCTGCTTTTAGGTAAGCATCAAGATTATCTTCACGAATAACCCAAAGCTGACCAATCTTGGCGGCTGGAATTACCGCAGTATTAAGCAAAGTTCCAAGTGTAGTTTCGCTTGTTTGCAGTATCTTTGCCGCTTCTACTAATGAGTAAGTTTTCATTTAATTTCCTAAGTATATATAGTTAGCTTGCTCTTTTGACATTGGCATAACTAATCTTCCTAAAGAGTTGTAGTTGTACTTTGGCTTAAACATATCTATGTATCTCGCCTCAATTTTATTTAATTCTTCATAACTACATTCAACATAAGTAAATGTAGTAAATATCTTTGTTTTTTCGTGTTCACCAATTCTCTGATGTATATTTATTGACTGACCAACATAAACAATTTCATCGTCATTAACAAGAAAATACACTCCGCATCTTTTTCTTCTTACTCCTGCAAGAAGAAGAATTGCATCTTCATCAAGCAATGGTTGGTCTAAAGATTGCTTTAGTTTTTTACCTACAATTTCTATATGTTGGCTTAGTCTTTGTAATGTGTTTTCTTTCTTGAAGATTTCAAATTTCAAATCATTTATTTGTTTGTTTAGTATTGATATTGTATTGTTAGCAGAATCTATCTCATAAGCTTCAACTAACTCATGCTTTGGTCGCGTTAAAGAAAGATTAAGTTCTATTGCCTTATTTACGATGTTACGAACTATGTAAAGATGTCTATATCCTTTGCCAGCTTTTATATCTTCTCTTTTATCAACGGTAACTTTGTACTTTGCAATAAAGCCTTGAACTGATTTCATATCAATAGAAAACATTTTGTCTATTTTTGTTGCTGTGCAAAGTTCGTCTAAATCAAAGTTAGAAATATCAACTTCATTTGTTTTAAGCTCGTTCATTTTCTTTCCATTTCATCAATACAAACATACTCAGCGCACCAACGGTAAACGCTTGCCAATAACAGGCTATATAGAAGTAAACTTTAAGTAGCATCATTCACCTCTAATCTCAATACCTGCATAAGGCTCATACTTATCTGCAAGCTTCGCACACCGTTCACGTTCTGCTAGTGTTGCGGCAATCCATACTACAAAGCTAGATTGATGAATATGTGCTTTATATGCCCCATGCTTATTTAAAATAAATTTACACGTTGATGGAACATGGCTTTTATACCATTTCTCAAATATCTCACGGTCTGTCATACTTCCTCCACTTCTAAAAACAACCTAAACATCACCTAACGCATCTTTCGTAACCCTAATAACTATTACTGCAACATCACCACTCTGCGCGTACTTTGCGGCTAACTGGCTGGCTTGCTGATAGCCACGCACTTCTTTTGACTTGCCGTTTCCATCTAATACTGTGAATTGCTTGTTCATAGAAACTTCCACTTGTCTTGGTCTTTCTGTCTGCGAGATTTTTTAATGCTTCTTTTACTTGTCTTTGCCATGATTAACCTCTCTGTTAAACGGTACTGCTTGCACCACAAAAATAGCGACTTAATCTTTAGGTTTTCGTCTTTAGAGTGCTAATAATCTGCTATCAATCGCCATTTTTGTAGTGACTGTTTACGTCAGTCATTCGGCATCATCAAACCGCACATTATTTATCGAAAGGAGTGCAATCCTGATACTGCTACTGTTATTAGCGCCACTAATAGCTTGGCTGACCAACGCTTATGCGGCTAACTTCTCTCTTAAAGATTGATGCTTTACAAATTCAACTAAAACCGCGCGATACTCACTATATTTAGCGTCACTTAAATTTCGAGATTTCAAGAATGTTGCTATTTCGTCTTGATGTGAAACTACTGCCTCACGCAAAGCTGTAGGTGAAGGCATTGCAACAACTTCTTTTGGCGAAGCAACGGCATCGCTCTCTATCTTTAAGCGTACTTCCGCTTCCGCTTTAGCCTTAATTGCTAATTCATGCTCTGCTTTGCGCTTATCTTCATCATCTTTTTCCGATTGAATTTTTAGCTTAATAAACTCAATATCATTAAATACCAAGTCATGTACTGCGAATAAATGCTCATAGCCTTTGATGGCTTCGGTAATGTAGGCAAGCTTTGTTTTAACATCGGTAGCAAGCGCTGTTGCTTCTGCTTTACCGTTAGCCAGTGCATCATTGATATTTGATTGCATACTTTTTAACGTCTTAACGCCTTTGATTGCGCTGGCAAAGTCAGGCTTATAAAGCTTTACTTGAATACCGAAAGGCATAGTCTTTTCAATATCATTTACAAAAGTAATATATTCATTTTGCGCTTTGAGAATTGCGTTTGTTTTAAGCATTTCTTTCTGCTCTTTAACTGCTTTTTCTAAGCGCAAGCCTACTTTATTAAACGCTTCTTCGTAATTTGCCAGTACGCTATCAACCGCATTAACATCAACCATTTGCGCGATAATGTTAGTGCGTAGCGATTGAATACGTTTTGCAGTTTCACGGCAATTTTTAGCATTGGCCTCTGCGTCTGCAAAGTCTTGGTCTGTGCTTAACTCTGTTTTGATTCCGCCCAGATACTTGTCAAACAATGGCGTGATTTCATTAAGATTGCTTGTTGTGATTTCACCACGTACAACAACACTAGGAACTGGTAGAGATTGGATTGTTTCAGCCTCTACTTTTTCAACCTGCACTGGTGGAACATGGTTTTCCAAATCAATTTCAAACTGATTCCAGCCGTTAATAATCTTACTAATTACTTCTCTATCTGGCACAACCCAAACGCCTGCTGTGCGCTCTTCTGTGCCATCTGATATAGTGAAAAACAGCTTTCCAGCACCAGTAACGTACAATACTTGCTGACATTGCCAAATATGGATTGCAGGCAACTCGCCATTTTTAACTTGCTCAAATAGCTCTGCGTTAAATTGTTTGTTTTCCCATGCAACATCGCCCATGTAAGAGATACCATCACATGATGCAGACAGCTTGCCGAAAGAGTAGGTAACTGCGGATAGCTCTTCACCAATCATCTTTTCAACAATTGGTCTTGCTAAAGCCTCTACCGCATGACCTTTATCAAAAATCTTTTGTGTGAAAGCATCAACCTCTGGCACTAAGCCAGTTTTCTTTTCAGTCAAAAGTTGGTCGCGTGTCTTGTATGGTGACAATCCCATCATTGCACCAGCCTCACTTGCGCCAAAGTGCGTTAGTCTAAATGCGTGCCACTCTTGAGAGCCTTGTTGTAACTTTTCTTGTGTGCGGTTCATTATTTACTCTCACTTTCTGCTTGTTCATATTCTGCTGTGAATGAATCAGTAACATCGGTAGCTTCGCCTTCAATAACATCTGGTTTTTTAATAACCCAAGTCGCAACTTCTGCTTTTTGTGCGTCTGTCATCAAAGCGCCTTTGCCTTCTACCCATGAGATAAAGCCTTCAATGGTTTTTTTACCTTGCGCTACTGATTCACGGTATTTATAAGCGATTGTATTAAATGTCGCGTCATCAAGCGTTGGCGTAACTGTAGGTTGAGGCTCTGCTACTGGCGTAATGTCCTTCTCTTCTTGTGGCATATCCTCAAGCTCTTCCTTAGTCATTACGCCTAATATTGCCTCTGGACAATATAAACGCGACCAGTTCTTAACCTGTAAGTAGCCCATCTGCTGTTTCACATTGGTTTTCCACAGTGGACTATTCTTAGTGGTGACGCTGGCGCTTGCCAACCACTCGCCCCATGTAATATCTTGCTGACCATTCAATACAGCGCCAACACGACACGATATAAACGCATTAGCGCCAGAGCCACCTTCATCTTTATACTCATAGCTGAAAGCGCTTTTAATGGCGTTACTAGCTTTAATAGCCGCATTAACTAACTGCGCCTCATAACCCAATACGCCATTAACCAAGTGCGTTTTTTGCGCTACTGCAAAAGGATTCATACCCCAATTAGTTGCTTGAATGACGATTGCCGCACAATCCCCAACACTGCCTTGCAAGTGCTTTGGCACTGTTACGCGACTACTAGCCATCATTTCAGCCATCTTCATCACACGATTCATGTTGCCATCGCTTGTGATTAGCGCCAGCGATGACGCGCTACTGCTTACCTGCTCAATAATTTCGCTCATTTTATTTATCCTTAAACACTAAAATCTTCATCGTTAATTTCATCAATCGGCTCAATCATTACATCGCCAAAAATAGCCAATAAGCCAATCCCAAATACAATTCCTAACGAAATCCAAATTGCATAAACCATTTAAGACCTCACCAAAAAGTACAAACCAAAAACACATACAACAGCACCAATAACAAATAAACTTCCAATAACGCGCTCTAAATTTGATGGCTTGTTATTGGTTTTAATATTCTTAAAATCTTGCATAATCATTTCGTACTCCATTGTTTGATACTCGGTTTAAGCTGGCAAGAATGAGCAAATGATTAAAAGCGTCACAGCGAAAAAAGCCACGATTACAGCAAAATAAATATCTTCCTTATTCATACAACCTCCATGTGCAAACTTTTAACTTCCACATACAGCGCCCGCTTAGTTAAATCATTTAAGAACTCAAAAATATTAGTATTGCCAGACGCATCTTTAACCGCTTCAATCTTTATTTCAGTTACATCAAAAATTGAGTAGTAAACATCAAGCAACTTGTTATTGATTGATACTGTGGTTAATTCTAAATCTTCCATTTTTTACCCTTAAAAAATCATCGACTAACTTAACTGGTCTTATGCTTTTGCACAGTTAGTCTTATTTGCCAGTAACGGAGGTGCTATGCACTTTTCTTTAATTCATTATTTACTGCGATGTGTTCATAATAGGCTATCCTATTTATAAATGCAATAGGAAATCCTGTTATTTTTTAATATAGACGAAAAAAAACCAGCGAGTGGCTGGTTTATTGGGTTCAACGAGTGTTAAAAGTCAGAATTATTTATATTTTCTTACCGTTCCATACCCAGATGACATGACCTTTTACTCTAACTTCGCTATCGCCATTAAGTACATCAACAGTTTTCACGGCTGGATTATCGCTACTCACTTCAAATGCACCATCAAGACGTTGGCGCACTCTTTTTATAAACAATCTATCGTGAGCTTCAATCACATAAATTTTATCTGCCGTGACTGATTTGTTCCAAGTGTCCACAAGTAAAATGTCGCCATCGGTAAATGTCGGAAACATCGAATCACCAACTGCGTGAATGAAAGCTAAGTTAGATGTATCGCTTAACGGTCTTAGCGCAACCTTCGCCCAATCAGCATTTATACTTATATATGCAATTGGTACTTCTTCGGTATTTTCGCTACCGTAACCCACGCTTGCGGTAATGTTTAGCAATGGGATTTTAATGATGTTTGATGGTGATGCAATTTCGCCCATTGCTTGCGCGGCTGACGATTCAATGTCGGCAATGATGTTGTTATCATGCTTATCACCCCTGCCTTCTGATAGCCACAGTGGACTAACATTTAGCGCTTTGGCGATTAAAGAAGCTTTACTGCTACCCTTACCTTCTGCCTCAAGCTCTGCAATTGTTGGTTGCTTTACGCCAACGATTTTAGCCAAGTTGCCTTGTGAAAGCCCTTTGTCTTTTCTCGCCTCGCGCAATCTTTCGCCAAATGTACTCATGTGCGAACTATACCTATCAAATAGATAGTTTTGCCTATTGACAACATACATAGTTACCCCTATGCTTACGCTTATGAAAAACATAAATGAAAAAATCCGCGACTTGCTTGCAAGCGGCTTTACTCAAAAAAAACTCGGTGAAACTATCGGGGTATCTCAAGCGGTTATATCCGACCTTTTTACTGGTAAGCAAAAAGATATGGGCATTGAGCGAGGTGGAAGAATGGTTGACGCTCTTCACGTTACTCATTGCAGTAATCAGGCTAATTAAAAATGGCACAAACTTTCTCACGTAATAATACACACGATGAACGAGTGCAAGTTTTACTGACAGCAGACGAGTATTTATTTGCGCGTGATGAAGCTTTATCTCGCGGAATATCGGCTTCTGCTTATCTGCGTTTACTTTTAAACAATGACCGTAGGTTATTAGCACAGAATCAATTATCCGCTTCAAGTGATGAAGTAGATACACCACAACCTACACACGATATGCACAGCCTTATTAAGACGTTAGCTTTATTGGTAAAGGCAGAACTTTAATGCACTACTACAAGCGCAATCTTGGCGACTATGCAAAGAAAGCAGGTCGCTTGTCAATGTTACAGCACGGTTCGTACACGCTATTGATAGATTCGTGCTATGACCGTGAACAATTCCCCACGTTAGAAGAAGCAATCGAATGGACTTGGGCGAGTACAACAGAAGAGGTTGAAGCTGTTACGTTTGTTTTACGCAAGTTTTTCACATTGGAAAACGGTGTTTATGTGCAAAAACGCATACAAGAAGAGATTGCTGAATATCACGGCAAAGCTGAAACAAATAAACGCATTGCAATAGAGAGAGAAACGAAGCGTAAAGAAAATAACACGAAGCGTGCAAAAGAAGGTACGAATCGTGAACAAGACGTAAACGAAGCGCCACCTAACCATAAACCATTAACCAATAACCATAAACCATTATTAAATACATCAGACCAAAAACCATCATCGGCTAAAGCCTTGACAGAAAATCTACCAATTCCTGATTTTGTTGATATTGAAAACTGGAAAGCGTTTATTGAAGTGAGAAAAGGGCTTAAAGCTAAAAACACAATTCAAGCAATGAAAGCCCTGATAACGCAATTGAAAAAACTTGTTGCAGAAGGGTTTGATGCTGACGAAGTTGTTTTGCAATCCATACGGTCTAGCTGGAAAGACCTATACCCAATTAAAAAACAAACTAACGGCTTATTCAGAAATGAGCGTGAATTAGGTCGCCAGATTGCCGCATCGTCAATCTTCACCCCAGAGAACACACAACATCTGCAAGGCAATAATTTAAAAGTAATCGAGGTCGAGCATGAACAAACAGCCATTACCACTTGAGTGGATTAACAGAATATTCATGCGCCTGCATGGTCGTTTTGGTAACACTTTTTTTGACAAGTACCGTATCGGAACTTTGAACGCGCAAGGTCAGGACATTGGCATTGAGAACGCAAAAGTTGTTTGGAGTGAAGAGTTATCAGGAACTTCACCAGAGCGAATTAAAGCGGCACTAGAGGCAAATTACGAATATGCGCCTAGCTGTGATGACTTTAAGGCGAACTGCTACATACGCAAGCAGGTTGAGGATTACAAGGCGCTACCTGCGCCAATAGACCGAGTGGCAAACAAAGCTTATGCGGATAACGTAGTGCAGTTTGTAGCGGCTCACACGGTTAATAAAACAGACTATCACGCTTGGGCTAAACGTATCGTGGCTAATCCAGAGAAGTTCCCATCTGAAAGTTTAGTGGCGGCAAAGTTGGCAATGAATGTGGGTTAAGAAAAACAATTACTTCATGCAAAACGGAGAATACACCATCACCAAATCTCATTCAGTCGGCTCAATTCTGCCTTACGGATTGCACCATAAAAGCAACACGATTGGGTTCTTTAAAACAGCAGATGAAGCTAAACAGAAACATCAGGAAGTATCTAAATGAACCACAGTTTCAACTGGATTTCATACTGGAATAGAGTAATTCCAGTCAACGAAACCTTAGTAAGAATTGATGAACTTTATAAAGGCAGAGAGGATTTAGATTGCTTCTCATTGCAAGTTGATGGTGAATTTTCAGCGCCATTCATTGATGAAAGCTACGTTAAATTCACGATGGAAGGCTTTAGGTTTGAGCAAGATGTTAGCAACAACTACGGAGGGGTAATTAAATGAACGGACAACAAGCAGGTTTATTTTTAGCAACAGAGGGTATGAATCAAACTTTAGACGCAGAAACGGTGCATTGGAGTGATTTATATGAGCGTGAGGCTGTCACCTTGCTACGCGCAGGCGATTATTTGTTAGGTGGTGATATGTTGCATCATTTCGTTAAAAATAACCTGCCTATGCCTCACAGCGACAAAGTATGGGGTGCATCTTGCAGAGCTTTGATTGCAAAAGGCTACATGACGAAAGTTGGTGAGCAAAAATCAACAAGCAGATTCAGTCACGGCAAGAGCGTTGGCATTTATAAATCAAATTTATTCAAGGAAGCGGCATGAGTAACAAGCCAGCACCATTCAACACTTATGAATTTTGTAAGGGCGAAAGCCCACAAGCAACACACATTTGCCAGCACAGAGAAAACTGCAAAAGGTTTTTACCAGCAGGCTACAAAATCAACTACAAAGATTTTTGGATTGCTATTGATTGCCCAAAGTTTGAGAGCAAGTAACACAATGATAACGCCAGAGAACAGGCAGGCAGATGGCTCTTACAGATATAGCGGTAAGTTATACACGCATAAGATTGGAAATTGAATGGCTACTTGGGTTATTAACAGCGAAAGCGCACTGCAATCTCTTGTTGGCGATATGCGAGAGCTTTTTGGTAAACACAAATACTTGAAAGTTAGCGCGAAAACTGGCAAAGCAAGAAGTTTAGACCAGAACGCAATTAGTCATGTTTGGTATGAGCAAGTTGCGCGTGAGATTAAAGATGATGACGTTTTGGGGTGGAACTGCTTTTGCAAGTTGCATTTTGGCATACCGATTCTACGCGCGGAAGATGAAGGGTTTAAGGCTTTTTATGATGGTTCACTTAAAGGGTTAAGTTATGAGCAGAAGTTACAGGCAATGAAGTATTTACCTGTTACATCAATTATGACCAAACCACAGTTTAATAATTATTTAGACACAATGCAGTCGCATTTTTTAGAGCGCGGAGTGGCGCTCATTTACCCAGAAAGCGAACAATGAAAAAACGTAACAAGAAATATAACCCGAACAAAAATCAAGCAAGCGCAAACGCTTTATTTGATGCAATCAATCTATCAAAACCAATAGACGCAGAGCGACAAGACCGTTTAGCAATTGGCATACATACATCGCTTAAAGCATTTACAAGTGGCAATGCTGAAAAATCACACTTTGACACGTTAGCTTCAACAGTTGATTTAAGCATGATGTTTAATGCAAACCTATTTGATGCGCCTGATAGCGTTAAGCATGGGGTAAACCTTGCGCGTGATGCTCTCATTAGATGCCGCGAGAGATATATACGCACTAAAAAACTCGGATTAGATGGTGAGGGATTAAGTGCAATTAAATTTGTTATTGCGTTGCACGAAGAGCAATTAAAAAATGTTACTGGCGCAGAGGTGTTAAGTTTTTTAAAAAAACGTGACAACCATATTCGTAGTGGAAATTACTACAAAGGCGGTATTGCGGCATGACCAAAGCAGAAAAACAGCATTTAGATAATGTTGCATCTTTGGGTTGCATTATTTGTCGCAGACCAGCAGAGATTCACCACCTAAGAAAAGGCGCTGGCATAGCGATGAAGAGCAGTCATTTTGATGCCATACCACTTTGCCCAGACCACCACAGAAATGGCGGTTACGGCACAGCAATACACGCTGGACAAAAGGCATTTGAAGAAAAGTTTGGAACGGAAGAAGAGTTATTGCAGAAAGTTAGAGCAATGTTATATCAAGAAGAACCTGTAGGAGTGGAGTGGTAATGGAAAACAAAGTGATTAAGTTAGCGCCAAGAGATAAAAAAAGGTATGAAAGCTTCGTTAAAATTCTTGAGTTATGCAATGAAAAACCTTGCACTGCTACTGATATATCAATTGATAACAATGTCACGTTACCCACAATCAGGAATCATTGCGCTTTTCTAAAGTACGAGGGTTATTTAAGTACAACAAAAGGTATGTCAGCGTGGAATGGGCAACCAACAACTTTCTACAGTGCCTTAAAAAAAGAATACTGCATTAACAGTATTGTGCCAATTACATTAAAAATCAAAGCGACAATGGTCGCAAATGGCACTAAAACAGTAAGGCGCATTATTCCTTTGGAAATTATTAAGAAAGAAGAAGCGCCATCGCACATACGCAACATTAAAGAGCGTCACGTTGCCTCAACTCGTAAGTTTGAGAGCAGAGGTATTGGTTCTAGCATGGGTATGGTATGAAATTAAGCGAACACCAAGAACAGGTATTGCTCATGCAATGGTTCAAATTACAGTATAAAAAATACGATGGACATTTATTTGCTATTCCTAATGGCGCTCACTTAGCTGGTGACGCGCGAGTGCGTGCTATAAAAATTAAAAAGATGAAGGCAGAAGGGTTTATGAATGGGGTTGCCGACCTATTCTTAATGATTCCTAAAGATGGCTGGCATGGGCTTTTTATAGAAATGAAGGCTACGAAAGGCGTGCTATCAGATGCCCAAGTAAAGTTTTTAGGGAGGGCGCAGATGATGGGTTATTTATCTGTAGCTTGTTTTGGGTTTGAAGATGCCAAGCAAATGATAGCGGAGTATTTAAAATGAAAGAAGTTATTACGACAGGGTTTTTTTTAGCAGGCTACCTACTAGCTTGTTACTTCAACGACTATATATTGATGTTCGTTTGCGCTGGATTGGCATTTAAAGAGGCGCTACCAAATTGATAGGCGAGGTTGAATCAAAGGTAGGGAACTGTGTGGCGTTTTTTAGCGAAGAGCAGTTGTCACAAAAGAAAATGATGCGCGTTGCACTAAGAACGCCAATGACGATAAACGAGCTGTACCTAATGTTTCCGCATATCAGTGAGCAGAATATAGCGCCACTGGTCGCGCAATTGAAGCAAGAAAATAAAGTATTCACGATTGGTAGAAAGCTATCTAGCTTGAAGTGCGGAATAAACCGCCATCAAGATATTTATTCAAGCCTTGAAGAGCATCGACCCAAAGACTTTAGCGACAACATAGCTCTACTTAACTCAATTTTGGGGGTAGGAAGGGCGCAAGCGCCATATTGTCAGGCGAATATTCGCGTAATTAACATGGATGATAGAAAATGAAATACATTCACATGGCATTTATTGTTTTCGTGGCTACACTGCAACCGCATTTTGTTTTTGGGTGCAGTATGATGGCAACCGCTATTTATATTGCTGATAAGTTACTACAACGCAAGCGCGGTATAGTTAAATTCGGTTATGAAACGTACAATAACCCACATCATAATCCATTGCGCGGCAACGCCTAATGGTAAGAACTTTAAAGCATACGACTTAGACTTGATGCACAAGGCGCGTGGATTTAAGCGCGACAGCCAGCCAGTACGAAACTTTAACCCGATGCTAAAGCACATTGGCTATCATTTTGTAATTAACATTGATGGCACAGTTGAAACTGGTCGCGGATTGGATGAGAGTGGCGCTCATGTGCAGGGGAATAACTCTAAATCAGTCGGCATTTGCATGGTTGGAACTGACAAATTCACACAAGCGCAGTGGCTATCATTACGTCAATGCGTTATCAACTTAACATCAGCAATATCAGGTCGTACTATTCTCACGGCAGAATCAACCGCCAATACGCTTAAAGATATTAAAGTAAATATCAAAGGTCATCGTGACTGCTCGCCAGATTTAAACGGTGATGGACAGATTACGCGCAATGAGTTTATAAAAGATTGCCCTAATTTTGATGTAGCTACATGGTTTAAGGGTGGGATGATGCCAGTTGAGAGTGCATTGCTATGAACTTCAACACGCTAGGCGGTAGGCGCTTTTTATTTGCCGTTGGACTATCAGTAGGTTCAGCAGTTTTGTTGTGGTTCGGCAAACTTACCAGCCCAGACTTTGCTTCAATTCTAAATTTCAACGTGATTGCTCTAGTAGCAGGTCATTCAGCAGATAAATTTGCAGGTAGAAAATCCAATGACACCAGCACAGATTAAATTAGCAGTGGCATTACTCATTATGTTTGCCTCATTTGGCGCAGGCTGGAAGGTAAACGGCTGGCGCTACGATGCAGACTTAAAAGAGCAGGCAGAGCAGGCGCTAGAGGATAAAGAGAATTATGAGCTTTTGGCGCGTGCATTAGTTAAGCGCGTACAAGAAGAGCAAGCCAAGACAAAAATTGTTTACCGTGAGATTAACAGGGGAATTGATAATGCAACGACTAATACTTTGTGCCTTAGTTCTGATGCTGGCAGGTTGTGGGATAACGCGCTCACTGGTTTGCCCACAGCCGCCACAGGAACTTCTCAAGACACCGCCAGAGCCGATACTTTTACGGACAGATTC